AAAGAAGAATGTTAAATGAAATTGTCAAAAAAGCAAAGGAAGTTCTTAAACTACCGCAAAGACTATTTTCAAAAGAAGCGAGGTTCTTGGAAAAGACCGAAAGAGGTTCTTGGAGAAACTGTTGGTGTTGAATAAATTAAATTAATCGTCCCCATTTTTTGAAGGGGGCATTTATACTCATGACGGTGCTAAAACCATCGATGAGGATGTGGGTAACCGTAAAGTCGCTATCCCGCATTTTATAATCATAAGAATTAAAGATTATTAACAACCTTAATATATTCTAAAATAGTTCTACGAGACGCGCCCCATTCCAAAGAGCATTGAGCAATCAGCTTTTCTACATTAATCTCTTTTTTCGTCTTATCATAAGTTCTCTTAATCATAGCTATTCTTTCTCGTCTAACATCTTCATGTGAAACCATACTAATTGGTGTGTGCTCTCCTATTTAAATGTATAGGAAAATCATTAATAATAAAATATTGGTTTTATTACCCTTTTTTAGCATACCCTCATCTAGGCGTAGCGTCCTTTTGCTAACCAAAAGAGAGAAAGCAAGCTTTTTAGTATCAGCTACATTCTCATAAATAGTATAGAGGACACACCGTTTGGACTATTGATAATCCATCACCAATCACTACGATAGGGGGTTCAATCACAAATTAATGTGGGTTATGTAGACAGCCTATCATTCAAGGACCTAAGTTACTGGCGAATTCTGATTACCATAAATAAGTCGCTCTTGTTTACATTCCTCACAACAATCATCTTCAGAAGTATAACGATTTCCACATTGACATCGTTTCTCTTTCATTGGTTAATTAATACCCTTGTATATTTAAATGTTGTTGGAACTAAGGCACCTTAGTGCACAGTGAATATACCCACACTCGCCTACATAAGCATATATTTATATATATATGTTCCTTTAGAAAGCCATGCTTTCTACACTCACTATATAACAACTACCGCTTATTACGGCGACCTATTCTCCTTCCCTCTATCCACATTCTCCTTCTTAGGGGGGGGCTTGTCTGACTCCACTCCGCAGGAGGAGTGGAGGAGTTGATTGGTAGCTTATGTAAGTGGAATAGGTGGAATACCTGCGACGCTCAGCTTAGGGGGGGGAAAGGGGGGGGTCATCCACCAGACAATTTTTAGAATATTTTATAAAGAGCACACCATTAGCAAAGCTGTGAAATACCTCGACACAAAGGAGCATAGGGCTTGGAGCAAAGCAATCAGAGAGAGAGATGATGGCTGTATCGTCTGCGGAGAGAAGAAGACCGTAGCCCATCATCTAATTCCTAAAGAAAACATAAAGTTTAGAAGTAACCTTAATAATGGAATAGCATTATGTTTTAAACATCATATGAGATACGGACATGGCATGAGTCCTCATTCTCATGGCTCGATGTTGTTCTTCATCTGGTTAAAAAATAACAGACCAAAAATTTTAAAATGGGTCGAAGAAAATTATGAAATATGATAAATGGCAACAAGAGATTATAGACGACGAATCAAAGTATATCCTACTTTGTAAGGGAAGACAAATCGGAGGGACAACCACATTTGCGAAGAAAGCGGCGAAATGGATGGCCGAGAAGGGAACTACAATATTGGTCGGTTCAATAACAGAAGAACAAGCGAAGTTGGTTATTGTAATGGTCAAAGATATACTCGCAAGAGATTATCCAAACCAAATATCAACAATAAAAAAGGACAAAGCCACATTGGACAAGGTAATTTTAAAAAATAAGGCATGGATAAGAAGCCGAGCAGTTGGAACAATGGGCGACGCGTTCAAAGGATTCACAGCAGACATTAATTGGTTTAATGAGATGTCGAAGTGGCCAGAACTAGCCTTTATCTCTATAATGCCTACTTTATTGACAAGAGCGGGGGGTATGTGGGGAGATTCAACGCCTTTCGGTAAATATATTAACGGAACCACAAAAAAGACCTTCTTCTTTAAGTGTTTCGAGAATTTAGACGAGAGATGGAAGATTTATTATAAAACATCTCCTCAGGCGATGGAAGAAAGGGAGATTACGGATGTTTGGACTAAAGAAATAAAAGAGGGCGCTATAAAATTCCTAAAAGACCAAGAGGCAGAGATGGGCAAAATCCAATTTGCGCAGGAGTATCTTGGGCAATTCATGGACGAGATAAACCAATGGTATCCAGACGAACTTATAAGAAGTCGGATGATAGCCACAAGACCAAAAATAATAAATAAAGATTGGTTAGTTGGACAAGGTAATGATATAGCAAGGATGGGGGAAGACGCAGGAACTTACGAGGTCGGCAGATTATCGGGGAATAGAATAATCCATATGGAGAACCAAGTATCTCACAAGCAACCAATCACAGACACAGCAAAACAGATTATAGGATTAGATACAAAGTTCAACGGGGACTACATTTTTATAGACGACGAGGGAAGCTTAGGAAAAGGAGTTTATGATATTTTGTTAGACAATGACGAAATAAAGCACAAGGTTAAGGGAATCTCAAACAGTAAGAGGATTAAGGACGAGTTCGGAAAAGAGAAAGGGATTAAGAAAACGGAGTTGCACGTTAAACTATTGTCAATGATGGAAAAGGCAGAGATAGACTTGCTCGACGACGAGGAAATCTTCCAATCACTAAAAAGCGTTCAATTTTATTATTCAAACGATAGTCTGGGCACGAGACACCTTAAGATTTTCGGAAATGACACCCATATAGCGGAAGGCCTCACAAGATTAACAGAATTAACAAAATACAAAGATTTTAATATAACGGTTTACACTATTCCAGTATGACAATTACCGACCTAATCGAAGAAATGAAAGTAGTAAAGGCAGCCCACCCATCTTTAGAGATAACAGACGTCCTAAGAATCTTCAACATCCAAGCAACGAGAGAACTAGCACAGCAAACGAGGAGGCTAGCGAATGGTTGAGACATTATGCACAACAGCACAATACACTTTGGCGGTAGGAGCAGACCCAAACGCAGCCCAAGTCCTAGCAGGTAATATGACAATTTGGATAAACTATGCAGAGAGTGATATGGAAAAGGAGTTCGGAAAATTAGGAGATAGTCCTGGATTAGTAGCAAACTACGCAACCATTACAGCGTCGTATAAGCAATGGTTAGCTAACGTTACAGCAGACAGAGCCGCATGGTATGGCATAGACCAAGACCAAGACAACTGGAATCTATCAACATCCCAATCCAAACTAAACACTAAGCTAACAAAGTGGAAAGAGTTCCAGAAAGACCTAAAAGAGAATTCTTCTGAAATTATTACGCAACTTAATTTATAATGCCACTACAACAAGACCTAACAACCCTAACCACAGCCTCGCCAGTTGTAGCTACTTTTGATTACACAGACATAATCAACGGAACAGAAATAATAGAGTTAAATTTGAATTATGACGGAAGCTACTTTCTAGGAACTAAGCAATATATAGACACCAACGCAAAGATAGAAGCCGGTTTGACAGCAGACCTAGCACCTTTTACTTCTGCACGAACCGCCACGGGAACAGCAGTGCTTCAATTCTACATCAACGGAACCACCGGAAGCCATATGACATTCAAACTACAGAAATGGGATGGAGCATCGGCGACAGATATTAGTTCAGCAATAGACTCCCAAGACTCTGCGGTATTGGCAGGACTAACTGTTCAGATACCAGTAACAACAACCAAATTCAAAAAGGGAGAGAGTATAAGGCTACTAATAAGTGCAGCAGGCGGACAGGAAGTCCGTTTTGATAACACAACTTATCCGTTAACACTAGATGTTGCTTTTGAGGTAAATAGATAATGGCAGAACTTAATTTAAGCAACGCAACAACGACGGACTTCAAAAACCAAGTTCCCGACTTCATAGTGGAGGCGATGGCGTTGGATGTAGCCAATGTAGACAACGGAGAGACTTATGTTTATTACGATAAGGCAACGGAAAACTATGGATATCAATACAACCATCCACAAATAGCGTCGAGGCTAAACTCTATTTGCACATGGGCATACAAACAGGGTTGGACAACACCGGACTCCGCGATGGGAATCATTCTTAAGAAGATAGATGGAAACGGAAAAGAGACTTTTCCTCAAATTGTTTGGACACATGGTAATACAAAATTGGGACATGGGGATTCTTTTACAGAGATTATTAGAAACGACAACGGAACTCTAATAAACATGATTAACATTTCTCCCGAGAGAGTCAAAACTGTGTTTAAATCTACGAGGATTATTCGTTATGAAATTTGGAACGGAACCAAGTGGGTTGAGAAAAAACTCTCAGAGATGTGGCATTCAATGAATAAAAAGTTAGGCGATTCAACAAGAGGCACAGGCGACATCCAAGCAAACAAGACAGTTAATGACGCTATGATTGAAGCCTTTGAGGACGAGAGGGTTATTAAACACAGAGACAAAGCCTTAGGAGTTGTTTATTACAAAACTAACAATACAGGCAAGATTTCTTATGCAAACGAACAAATAGAAAAGGCAGTTAAAAACGGAGAGATGGTCGGACTCCCAGAAGATACCGCCAAGATAGAACCCTACCCAAGCAAGAGTTCAGAGGATAGGCAGAATTGGTTATCTTATGTAGACGAATTGGGATACCGAACTGGCGGAATGCCAAAAAGTATGACAACCTCAGACGGAACAAGCGAAGTAGGAGGCATTAATGGCCACCTTATATTTGAGCCTATCTATGGAGCGGAGCAATTAGAAACCGAAGACGAACTATGGCAACAGGTAGCAATCAAAATTAAATTTAACAGACCTCCGAGTTTGGCACCAAAGACCCAAGAGAACGCAGAGAAGAACACAGGACAAACAGCAATACAGCCAAACGAGGCAGAACCAAAACTCAATAGATAATGGAAACAATAACTCCCGCAACAACAGACACATTAAGTAAGGTGGAACCAGTAGATAGCCCCAAGAGGAAATGTATTGATAGCGGGGGAACATGGGACGCAACAACACAATCTTGTATTATGCCATCACTGGAAAATCCTAAAAATCTTCCAGTCGTAACAGACACCGACGGAAAAGAAAGATTAGAGCCACAAGGACAAGAGGCCTCAGCAATAAGAAAAAACGAATTAGAGTTAGGAGTAGCTTTAGACGCAGGAACTTCTGCCAGACAATCCCTAGAAGCAAAACAACAAAAGGCAATATTAGAGGAAGAAAGACAAGCCCAAATATTAAAAGAACCCGTTAGGAGAGAACTAGACCCAGTAACAAATGAATTGGAAATAATACCAGTAATAGGACCACCATTAAACTTTATCCAAAGACTAATTAAATCCAAGTTGCCATTTTTAGCTAAAAATGATGACCCAAGATTAACAGAAGTAACCCCAGAAGAATTAAGAACAGTAGCTTTAACAGAAATAGAGAGAATAGAAATAGAGAAGGGATTAACAGATAGTGAAAAATTTGGACAATTAGCCGAAGCATTAAATATAGGGGAATTAGCAAAGTGGATTCCGGGTTTATCGGGAGCAGAAAAACCAAGCGAGAACGTCCAAACAACAGTATCAACTCTTAGACAATTAAAAACAAGAGCAAGAGATGTAATCTCTAACGCGGAAACTGGGGACCTAACAAGAAGCCAAGCAGAAGAAAGAATAAGAGTTATTGAAGAAGACCTACAAAGAGGAGAAAGTAGGATAAAAATGTTAATCCAAAACTCCCCAGAATTAAAATTTAACAGCGACGGAGTTAATTTTATTGAGGGTAAAATATTAGAAACAAGAATAATTTTACAAGACGGAAAATTAGCAGCGATTACTGGCGCAATTGCGGAGTCCCAAATGACTGACTCAAAAATATATCAAGCACTTAGTGAAAATGAGGACTTCACAATACCGGGACAATGAATGTAATAATAAAAATTTGGCTATGGCTGTGTTTAATTTTTTCAATCATAGGGATATTAATATGATTGAACAGCAATTTTTAAACTACGGAGTTTTAGGAATGTGGACATTAACACTTATTGTCGAGAGATACAAGTGGCAAAAGTCATTAACAGAGGCAGTAAATAATCTTACAAACGCAATAAAGAAAACTTTATAAACCCCTGTGTCATGTAATAATATGGAAGATGGGAAACCAAATGAGACTGACACACAGGGAAAGACGGATAATAATGATTTGGAGAACAATCAAAAACCTACTTCTCTCTATGATAAGACTGAGGCTATTGTTACAAGGCAAGAAGCAGCCAACAAGAAAACCGAAGAACTATTAGAAAGGCAAGAAACCCTACACGCTAACCAAAGACTCGCGGGAACTACTGGCGGAAATGTTGATGTTAAACCAAAAGAAGAAACCTCAAAAGAGTATGCGGACAGGGTAATGAAAGGAGAAATTAAAGAATGATAGAAGAAAAAAAGTTAGGCGTTAAGATTGCAGAAGATACAGACGAAGCTTTCTGGACAGACACTAAGGAAAAGATAGAACTTTCTGATAAAGCAGAAGCAAGAAACGCTAAAGTTAGAGCTGTAATGCTAGAATTATGTAACAAAGAATTAAGTTAATCGGTATACCGAATAACCAAAGATTTAAATACTATTTATTATTAAGATTATTATGGCAAACGAAACCGCAGTTTTAATTTTCGAAACAGCTCCACCAATAAGAGTTAATTGTGCAGAGGCAGCAGCATTCGAGAAAGGCGATTGCGTAACATTTACAGGAGCAACAACTAATTTGGTTGTAGCTATTACTTCCGCTAATGCTGATATTATGGGCGGAATTGTAGCAGAAGAAAAAATCGCTAATGTTGGGACTTATGTCTCAGTTTATAGACAAGGAATTTTTAGGGTCCAATGCGGAGCAGGCGGCTCAACAGTAGGACTTACTTCAAGCATTATAGCAAAGAATAATTTTACTAACGGAGCAGCAACAGACTATGAGAACGGGATTTGTTGGGGAAGATTCTTAGAGACTGGCGCAGATACTAATTGGGTTGCTATGGAGTTGTTCGGATAATGGCAGACACCGCAGCAATGGCAGAGATACGAGGGATTGACATTACTAAGTTAGTTGAGGGTTTTGCAGATGTAGGAATTATTTTAAAGAATTTTGTTAGGGTTATTAAAACAACTGCTCGAGAGATGAGATGGATGTCTAAAACAAGTGGTTACTTAACTTCTCCAACAACATTAGGAATAACAGGCGATTTAATAGAAACATCCTCTAAAGCTATGCCAGTTGTTATCGAAAATTCTTACACAAGAAATACATCTTATGTTAAGAAATATTTTGCAACATCTCCGCTGATTTCGTTAGAAGATATTAAGGATAGTGACCCAGACGTATGGGGAGATATAATTAAGGATTCTGTTATTGCAGTTAATAAAAAGATTGACTCAAGATTATTAACAGTATTGGACGGAGCAGGATGTCAAACAGCAGCAGCAGCCGGAAGCGGTTGGAATGTAGACGCAGACGCAGACCCTATTTATGATTTCTTAAACGCCATCGAGAACATAGAGGCAGAGGGTTATGATAGTGGAGACCTTATAGCTTATATGAATCCGGCTGAAAAGAAATGGTTGTTAAGATGGTTAATCACAGTAAAGGGTTCAAGTATTCCAAGCTTCTCTAGTGGAAAGGTTACTGGTGGAGAGTTAATGTCCTTTATGGGTGTTAAGATTGTATCAGACCCTAACAGGCCAACGGACACAGTTACTATTTTTTCTCCAAGTAAGGCAGTAATATGGAGAGAGTTTATGGGTATGAGTTCTGCGGTTGTAAATGATGAGGGTATCGGTAAGACTGTGAGAGTATGGTCAGAGGGAGAAGCTACAAGACCAAACCCTAATGCAGTATTCAAACTTACAGATACGATTAATTAATGGCTAATATTCTACAAGGCGGTAAGCGTGATTATATTTCTACGGCTCAATTTGCTGTTACTAATATTACAGAAGATTTAAATTTGGATTGTAACAACAACGACCCTTTAGTTAACGGAGATGTTTTAGGAACTTTAATACGTGAGTTAATTCGTGCGGGCATAATTAACGGGACGGTGGCATAATGACATTAGAAAACTGTAAACTATACCTAGAGCAAGCAGAAGACGAAGAAACCAAGAAGTTCTGGGCTGATAGGATTGCAAGGAAATACCCAGATACTTTAGAGAAGATAGTAGAGAAGCCTAAGGTAGAGAAGCCTAAGAAAAAAGAAGTTAAAGAGGTTAAGGAATAATGACAGCTGGAGACGTTATCACATTAAGAGAAAATGCAGGTGGGCGTAAGGCAAATCTTTATGATGGGACTGATGATTATATGTTGGCTGATGCTCATGCTGTTGCTAGGGTAGCAGCGAATGATACAGTTGGGACTTATACTGCTTGGATATATATGGATGCAGTAGGCTCTTTAATGTCGATTTTATCTGCTGGAGATAACAACGCAACAACACAAGTTTTCACAATAGATGTTGCAGCAACAGGAGAATTAAAAACAGGTTTAGTTGTTGGGGGTACAGTTCAATTTATAATCACAGAAACAACAGCATCAATGTCTGCAAGGAAATGGCATCATATAGCTGTAGTACAAAATGGAACACAACCAATTTTATATATAGATGGCAGTGCTGTTGCTATAACAAATACAACAGCACTAGACATGACAGCTTGGTATGATGAATTAAGTGCAGTTGATAAATTTGCTATTGGAATAAAAGAAAGTAATGCAACTCACACTCAAGATTTTAATGGAGCAATCGGACAAGTGAAATATTGGAACGTAGCATTAAATAATACTGACATTTTGGCAGAATACAACGCAACATCAGACGGAACAGCTTTCGGAAGCTATGGAACACCAGCGTTAAATATTACAATGGAAAACGACGGAATAACTGATAGCGGAAGTGGAGCAGATAATGGAAGTTTAACAGGAGATGCTCACTATGGTGGAGAAGTAAGCGCACACAGTCAAGCCTTAGAGGCTAACGTGACAGGCCACGCAGCAGAAACAATCACCACATTTCCACAGGGAAATAAATACGTGTCTATCATAAAGAGGGGAGACTAATGGTAAACGATAATTATTATAATAAAGGTGTATCTATCACAAGCGAGGAAGCTCACGCTTTAGTAGACAAGAGCGGAATTGTTGTGGCAGACAGAGAAATAGATTTCACAAAAGAATTTAAAGATACCTCAATGGCAAAAGAATAAATAGTATTGTTTCTTAAAATATTTATGGCAAACAGAATAGGCGACAAAGAATTAAAGACTGACTGGGATGCAAGAAGTGCAGCAGACCCAGAAAAAGCAGTAGGATATAATATGGCGTTGATACCCCAGAAGTCTTATGTCCCCGCAAGAAAAAGAGTGGGTTTAGACTGATGGGACAGACAAGGGCCCAAAAAATTATTAAACAATTAGACGGAAGTGTGCAAAGAAAAACACCGATAGCTACTGATATGTTTATTCCAAATCATTCTGGGGAACACACCGCAGGAAGAACTGGCACCCCAACAGCAGATAGAAGTATTGTCAATAAGTCTTATGTTGATACACTATTAACAAATAAACCTAATTGGGATACAGCCTATGGGTGGGGCGACCATTCGGCCGCCGGTTATGTAACTTTGGCAGGCGCTCAAACAATAACAGGAGCGAAAACATTTACTGGGGGAAATGGTAGCACAACCCCCGCAATTACAATAGGCTCAACAGACTATGTCCCTGCAAACCAGAAATCTCTAGGAATTAATACCGTCCCTCAAAATCATGCAAACGGAAGAAATATGATAGCATTCCGTTATGATGTACCAATAGGAGACACAGCAAAACAAGTAGATACCTTAAATGTTCAAACACATCTAGCGTCTAATCATGCTAATTCAGCCCTAGCATTTAATGGAGAAACCTCCAACAACGGATACAATGCAAATTTCATGGCGGGTATTGGCTCGGGTTCAACTCTCAAAGATAGTGGAAAGATAGGCTGGGGAGCTGGTATGTATGGATATACTGGAAACACCTTGGGGTCGTCTACCGCAGACGCAGACTTTATGGTTAATTTTATGCCACTCCTATTATATGATTCAACTTTTACAGGTGATATAGGGGAAGTTTCTTTTTTCCACCCATTCTCGGTAGATGGCGGACTAGATGGAGATTCAGTAACCTATGCAGGGAATGGAACGCTCACAAATTATTTAGGGGTAAAAATACCAGTTCTAAAATCCTCAAATATAGACCCCACAGCAGCTGCTGCTATGGTAATTTTAAGCCCAAACACAGGAGCGGCTAGCGAATACACTATCTACCAAGCAGACCCAGAAGCGTCCGGCGCTCCAAATATATTTCAATCACTCACAAGATTCGGAGGGACAACAAATTATACGGAATTAGATACAACGGGATTCACAGAAGCATACGGAACAGCAAAGGCATATAGAGACACAAACATAGCAGGTTATTTATTAACAAGACCAAGTAGTAGTCAGCCCGATGTTGTTAGTTTTGTGGATGAAGATGGCACAGATACAGATATAGAAACTTATGGTTTTGATGTTGGTGAGAAAGTGCATGGGGGATTTGAATTGCAGCATGATTACGCAGAGGGGACAAACATAGTTTTTCATGTTCATTGGCAGGGAATTACTGCGCCAAGTGGGACTGATAATGTTCAATGGAGATTAAAATATATTGTGATGAGA